ATGGCGGCGGATATAGTAGCGCAATGTGATTGGCTTGGCCTTTTAACGAGCGGAACGCTCATACCAGCATCTGCCTTTGTTGCGATTTGTCTTTTTATCCTAAGGGAATGGTTAGATTGGCGTCGTAAATCCAAAGCCAGAAACAATGAGGTTCGCGCATTAAAGAAGCTCTTTGCACGGGAGTGCCAGTTAGCCTGGAACGTAAAAGGACAAATTAAAACACTATGTGAAAAATTCGCACCCTACGAAACAAAGCCCATGCACGAATGCCCCCTTGACTTAAGCATTACGAAAACGACAGCGGGTAAAACTCGTTATACCGTCACAGAAAACGACGTTCCACGCTGGGGTGGCACTCTAAGCGAACCATCAGTCGCAACCTTCACAAAGCATTTATATGACGTGTCTAAACTTGATTCTGCATTTTATGAAAAGGTTAACCTAGCTTATACCGCCGTGATTGAGCTGAAACATTTTTATGAATCGTTAGTGGATAACGAAGATACATCGCAGCTGATTGGACTCAACAACGTGATGTACGGTTTTTCAGGCTATGCTCTCAATGAGATAATATGGATTGAGCAGGAACTTAAAGCTCTTTATCAGTACTGTACTGGTGAAGAACTGACTATAAGCCTTTTACGATAAAAACCCGCCAAAGCGGGTTCATATCAGAGCCACAATGGCCGCTGACCACCGGAAGTTGGGTGCGGTGGTGCAGGGTCGATAGCTCCCGGAGTCACAATAAAGCGCTCTATCGTTTCCATCGTCATAAACGTACAACTACAGTTGATGTTTTGGCATTGGTGGTAGCGCTCTTTCGTATTTTCGGTTAGATAGCGACTTGTACGCGCATGTGCGGCATGATGGCACTTCGGACAATGAAACATAACCCACCCTATCAAATTCTCGATTAGTGAATCACTGATAACCACTAATTCACTTTTTGTGAATATGTTTTATTCATCATCCGACTCGGAGCTGTACTCCACATCAGAGAGTTTAACCTCAAGCTCTAAGCCCGTCGTGTAGCCATTATTATTCAGATTGTGTGTTACCTTACTGATTAGCCATGACTGCTCGTCTATGACACGCTTAAAGCCTGACACGCGCACCGGTGTCTCAGGGAATAAATCAGCCCGACCGAGCGCCAGCGTAATTGAAAACTCAGCAACGCCTCTCTGCAGCTTATCCCACTTAGCCTGAGCGGCGCGCATCGCCTGCGCTTTCGATGCGTAGACCGTCGTCAGCGCCAGCACGTTATCGGCCTCACCGGCCATATACTCACCCTCGCGGGCTTCCTGCTCTTTTTTGGCCTTTGTCTTTTTGCTGACCGGCTTTGCTTTCGGGTGATCCAGCGCGCGCAGGTGCTTCTCTTTTGGCTTGCGCTTCAATGTCACTTTTTGCTTTTGCGGCTTCGGGTCTTTGGTGTGCAACCATTTCGCAGTTACGCCGGTGTATGCCCCTCGGTCGGCAATGGCAAACTGATGACGGTCACCATCGCTGCGGGACAGCGTCATTTGTGGGACTGGCTTACCACTGGCCGTCACCGCGCTACCGGCTTTCAGAAACAACAATTTCCCCGCTTTCACTGACACTGCCGCCCCGTTGCGGTCGGCCAGTCTGGTCAGGAATACCGCGTCGGATTCCTGCGACTGGTCGATATGCGGTATCGGGATTTTTTTCAGCGGCTCCGCGACACTGGCCGTCAGTTTGTTACGCTTTGCGATGGTGCTGACCAGCTCGCCGAGGGTTGTATCGTGCCAGGATTCCTCACGCCGTGAATTGAGCGTTCCGCGAAAGTCTGCGCTACGCGCCCGGATGGTCAGGGTATCTGGCGCCCCTCGGTGCTCAATCTCATCGACCGTGAAATCGCCTTTATTCAGCAATGCCGAACCCTCCCAGCCAAGCCACAACGTCAGCACCGCCCCGCGCAGGGGTAACTCGACTTTGCCGTCAGTATCGTCGAGCTCGATATCGAGCTGGTCGGCCTCAAATCCCCGATTGTCTGTCATGGTGAGAGATATCAGTAAAATCGTGCCACTGAGCGAAGTCGCCACAAAGGATGATTTTTTAACATCAAGAAAGCCAGCGCCGCCGACCTGATGGACGCGCACCGCGTACCGTTCCAGCTCATGGGCGGCAAGCCCGAGAATATCGGTTCACTCGGTGACGTTGAGAAGGTGGCAAAAGTCTTTGTGCGTAACGAGCTGTCGCCACTACAGGACAGATTCAGGGAGGTAAACGACTGGCTCGGCATGGAAGTCATCAGGTTTAAAAATTACAGCCTCGATAATCCGGAATAATCATCCCCAAGCCGCCGCGATGGCGGCTTTTTCATATCCCGCCATCATCACGCCTCAGACACGCCACACGCGCACGACCACAACCGACCACCAACGAGCCGACAGTGACCACGACAGCACCGTCACGACGCGCTCAGACGATAATTTTTAATGATGCGCACCACCGCTGGCGCGCAATGCTTTCCCCGCCACGCCTGCCCGCTTTATGGGTCGGTTTTAATGCAGTTGCGTTAAGGTCCACGATCCGCACCACCAATGGTAATTATTTGAAAAAATTAACGTATAAAATGAATGCAAAACCATGCACCATGATGCATGGTTCTCTTACATTTAAATTAATCTTCCATTATCTGTAGCTACATAACTCACATTGAGAGAGCGGTCTTCAGGATTAAAGTATCTTCCAACAATCAAATCTGAATTGTCGTATGTAGGATTAATTTCTGAAGTTGCATAAATCAACTGAAAATCATACTTATATGTTTCTGCTTCTTGAACAATAATTTTTTGCAGATTATGACTACGTTCTTTCTCCATACCTCCATCGTCAATGCCATCTAGCATCAAGAAACGAGGCAACCTCATATAAGACTTTTCAAGGCTTGCAGTAAGAAGCGCCAAATGGAAGATGTGCCTAAGCACCACAGCCGAACTCTCTGAGAAATTTTTAGACCCATTAACGTATACCTCATTATCTACGAAGCTAAAATTAATTTGCCTTGGGTCAATAAACTCAGTCTGCAATGGCAGGTCAAGTTTTAGCAGTCTAGACATGATAGACTCAACAGTTTGAGAAATGTCTTTCTTTCTGCTTTCCTCTTTGCTTTGTAAAGAGTCAACAAGTGATTCCAAGCGTTCTTTTTCTGATTGCAATGAATCGCGATTTTTTTGCAGGTCTGAAATAACATCACTTAGTTTTTGCGACTCATACGCTTGATTAATCTCCTCTTCAACTCGACCAAGAGCTTTAGTTAACGCTTCAAACTCTATTTCGAAAGCATTTTCCCACACTGTTGAAACAGCCTCGTACTCACGAATAAGAGTCTGAACATCTTTCTTGAGAATTGGAGCTTGAAGCTTAAGTTCTTTTAGCTTTTCAACATTATGCTCAAGTAAATATCTTGACTCTTTTAACTGCACAGATATTTCATTTTTCATTCTTAATAGCTGTGGAGCTTCGCTTCCTTCTGGAGCATGACTTTTGCACAATGTACACCCGCCCTCAACGGAATTATGCAATTCACTTAAACAGCTTGGGCAGAATTGAAATTGCACATTACTAAAATACTCTCTAGCCTTACCTGACTCATTAAGCGCCTGATACCTAGACTCCAACTCATTAATAAACATCTCAGAATCAGCAATTTCCATTTCCAAAGAATTAATGTTATCGGTGTTTTTAACTTCAGCTTCCTTTGCCTTATTCAGTCGCTTACGAATATTATTCGTTTTCTCTCTATCTGATTTTTTATTATCCCCATCAGATACAGCACGACCTTTTAATTCATTTAACTTGTAGTAAATGTCATTTTTTTCTTTTTCCAAATCAGAAATTCGCTGCTCAATAAAATGAATATTTTCTGACTGGCCAGAACGACCAAGAACTGTAAATATGCTTTTTAGCTCCGTGAGTTTAGTCGAAAGTTCAGAATCTACCTGTTTAAGCCTGATTAATGAGCTATAAAGAACATCATCAAATATACCACATAAATAATCGCCGACAGTTTCCCTAGTCAAAGCCTTGTCAAAGCTATCATTTCTAAAGATTGGGCTATGAACCGAAGGTTGGTCTGCATATAATACGCGGAGAATCTGATGCATCGTTAAAATTGAAGCACCCTCCCCTTGAGCTAATGGCATATCCAATGCATTCAAAATCACTTGTGAGAAACTCAGCGATTTTTCTGAACGCTTGAAAGGGTAAGTCTCCCACTGACCAGGTGAAGATTGAAGAGCATCCTCCATTCTCCCCCAAAAAATACTTAACGGCCGCATGGATTCTTTGCTTATTTCTCGTTTAAAACATGCAGGTTTATCGTTTAAAAGAACCTCTACCATCGTCAAAGTGCAAAGAAGAGCTTGGGGTTTCCATCGAATATTCTCAGCCCCAATAGAAAACGCAAGCAAATCCATTATAGTCGTTTTGCCAGAACTATTACGCCCTCTGATGACATTTACACCTTTATGAAAGTCGCAACTAAATGCTTCGCGCCCATGTTGAAACACTTTCAATTTACTTACAGAAAAAGATGGATTAAGAAAAGTCATATCTAAACTCCATTAAATTCGTTCTATCTTTAAGTCCATCCTTCCCTGTCAAAGGGAACTGCGACAATTTACTTATGATGAAAGTATAAATTTCTTCTTTAGCATTCAGAAAATCACACATGGATATAAGCAACCCATCAGGTATAGATTTATCGGTCCGCTTGATAAGATCTCTTTCGAGAGGCATTACTTCAATTAACCCTGTGGCCGCTAAACACCTAATAGCTGCCATTTGAATTTCATGCATATCTCTAAAGGTTGATGAGATATTAATTGGATTTCGATAAACATTGGAATATTTTTTTGCCTCTTTTTTAACTCCACTGTAATTATGAGGCATTCTTATTTCAGATACCAAAGAAGGAAATACCAGATAAAAATCTAATATCCTGGCTTTATCAACTTCAATTTCATTTACATGATCAATTAACGCAATCATTCTAAAAAGACAATGATACGCATCATATGCTGGATGGTAAATTAACATTTATCCCACCTAATATGACAATTACCACCAAGAAAAAACAATAGTCCAAGAAGATCTTTTGGAGTTAACTCCAGAAGATTTTCACCTAATGAGATATAGAGCTCGTCAATTATTGAACTAATTTTTTCATCTACAATCACTCTAGGACTATCTGCTTCTATGAGTGGCGTTACCTTCATTATAAAATCATAATGTATCTGGTCTAAGATTATTACAAATATCCTCTGAGCTGTTCGAGAGGTTTGACGGCGCATTATTGCTTTTGCAGCCTTTTCCTTCATCTGCTTAGCTAAAAACAACAAGTCTCTTCTGTTGCTTTCAATCAATTTTGCATCAAGCCCCCGAACATCTATTTCAGGTTGAAGGGACATATAATGCTCAAGTTCAGCACAAAAGTCCGAGTTCGAATCACTCGAGTCTCCCCTTCTCAAACGCTCGTAAAGGTCCTGTATCTCACGATTAGTTCCCTTTGCAGCGTATTGATGAATGACCTGATTATTCTGGTCACCTGCAATAATGTTGCCATTGGTTACAGCGTTACCCGACTGTTCGATCGACACACTAACTCCTTTTAATGTGTGAACTATCCTGATCACCGCCGACAATGCTGCCGTTCGTAACACTGTTACCCGTTTGCGTTACATTATGATTGTGTGAGTTTGCAGTGGTGTCACCAACTTGCTTACGCGACGAATACACAATCCGAATCGACCAACCAGCGCCAAGTCCCACAAAAAAAGTGATGATATGTGTAATCCAGTCCATTCTGATATCCTTGATGTAGATTTTGTGTACGCATATTAAAATGAATACGTCCTATCTACAACTCATGAACATCATCCACATACGCTGGATTCAGCAGTTGCGCATTTCTTAGCATTAGTAATCAAAAGTTAGTCACATTCACAGCTACTACCTACCTTATCCTTCACATGCGATGCAGAAAAAATCACGGTAAACTCATTGTTTATTAAGGGAGCCCCCTTCGCAATTTCAGCAATTAATCCTAACGCTATTTCACGATCTCTTTCCCTGCAAGTGCCCTCAACTGTAAGACGGGCAATCATCTCGACTCGCTCAATCATAACGTGCTCGCTCAACTCTTTATCCACATAACCTCCATCAAGAGATACTGTATAAAAATACAGTACCACATATCGATAAAAGGAGGAAAGAAAAATAAAAGAGCAACACATTGTATGTATATGATAACGATGAATATTAACGGCACCTATCTCCGGTAGAACTCGCTAACGCCACGACACGATTAAGTATTTTCCTAGCTTTTTCTTCGTAGGACGGCGATGCAAAAAATATTTCACCCTTCGCTGTTCCTCGCAGCCACTTCCCGTTAAAGCAGCTTTTGCCATCGGCCATTAGGTGCATGGCTTCCCCCCGGCTGATGCAGATGCCAGTCGTCAGATGTATCTCGTCGATGGTTTTCTCTATAGCTGCGTTTTGCTCATCCGTTCCGTGGATGAATTTTCGCCCTGTTGCTGGCTTTTTCTTCCTGAGCCGGTTGGTCAGCTCTCGTTTTTCACGCCGACTCAGTGGTTTTGTTAAATCCAGTGCCGGTGGTTCGTTTTCGCTCCCCGTAGGCGGTGCGTTCAGAAACACCCTCAAGCTCTGCGAATTGTTGCAAAGTAACGATTGGTGCGGGAACTTTGATGATTGCGATTTCAGAAGCCATGCTGCATGATTCCCCTTTTGCTAAAGATTGCAATTAATAGCCATCTGTTTGCCAACGTTCGCCATTAATTGCCTAGGTTTAGGCTCAACACAACCCCCAAAATGGAGCTTGTAAATAGGTTAAAGCTACATGAGAATTGAAGGTCTTGGTTTAAACAATGAAGAAGTGCTGGACAGGATTTGCGAGGCTTACGGATTTTCTCAGAAAATTCAATTAGCTAGACACTTCGAAATTGCATCAAGCTCTCTTACTTACAGGTACAGTCGCGATTCCATTTCTTATGACTTTATTGTGCATTGCGCCCTAGAAACTGGCGCAAATCTCGCTTGGCTACTCACCGGCAAAGGGTCACCTACAACCGGCAACATGAATACCGATACCCAAAATGTGGAGAAGTTCACATTAAGTGAAGAGTCTCTGGTTAGTGATGGCGATTTGAGTATTGCTGGCAAGTTCTTTAGCAAGCCGCTTACAAATCCAATTGCCGTCTACGCTGACGGAAAACTCCATTTCATCGAACGAGACGCATCCCTTTCAGATGGAGAATGGCTCGTTGATATTGAAGGTGCTATTAGCATTAGAGAATTAACAAAATTGCCTGGTAGAAAACTACATGTAGCAGGGGGCAAGGTTCCCTTTGAATGTGGATTTGATGACATTAAAGCATTAGGTCGCGTGATGGGTGTATACAGCGAGGTTAACTAATGACCGTGCGTAAAAATCCGGCTGGCGGTTGGATTTGTGAACTCTACCCAAACGGCGCAAAAGGCAAACGTATCAGAAAAAAATTCGCTACTAAGGGCGAGGCTCTGGCGTATGAGCAATACACCGTTCAAAACCCGTGGCAGGAAGAAAAGGAAGACAGGCGCACGCTAAAAGAACTGGTTGATTCATGGTATAGCGCTCATGGCATTACACTGAAAGACGGCTTAAAACGCCAGTTAGCCATGCACCATGCTTTTGAGTGTATGGGCGAACCACTCGCACGCGATTTCGATGCGCAGTTGTTTTCCCGCTACCGAGAAAAACGGTTAAAAGGTGAGTATGCTCGTTCAAACAGAGTGAAAGAGGTATCGCCTCGCACACTTAATCTTGAGCTGGCCTACTTCCGGGCGGTGTTCAATGAGCTAAACCGCCTAGGAGAATGGAAAGGTGAAAACCCACTGAAAAACATGCGCCCATTCCGCACAGAAGAAATGGAAATGGCCTGGCTAACTCACGACCAAATTTCGCAACTGCTCGGAGAGTGTAAACGGCATAGCCACCCTGATTTGGAAACTGTGGTAAGAATCTGTCTCGCCACTGGCGCACGGTGGTCTGAAGCCGAAACTCTGAGGAAGAGCCAGCTCGCGAAATACAAAATCACATACACCAACACGAAAGGCAGAAAAAACCGCACCGTCCCAATCAGCAAAGCGCTCTACGAGTCTCTGCCTGATGATAAAAAAGCCCGGTTGTTTAGCGATTGTTATGGCGCGTTCCGGTCAGCTCTGGAAAGAACAGGCATCGAACTACCAGCAGGTCAGCTTACCCACGTTTTGCGCCACACCTTCGCCAGCCATTTTATGATGAATGGTGATAATATTTTGGTCTTGCAACGCGTACTCGGCCATACCGACATAAAAATGACAATGCGATATGCGCACTTTGCCCCAGAACATTTAGAGGATGCCGTAAAACTTAATCCTCTAGCTCGAGATAAATATTTCGACGACTTATTAAAGTAAAGCATTCAAACCCAACCATTTCATTTTATATCAACTTAAAGTGATTAGATAAATGGCAAAACAAAAGTTAAGAAGAGAAGACTCTAAATGGTTTAAGTTTCAAGAAGAAATTTGTGAACATTTTAAAAACCTTGGAGCTAAAGCAGAAACAAATGTAACGATTCCAGGACCAACAGCAACTTATGATATCGATGTATTGGTCACATCAAAATATCTTGGTACCGATTTCACTTGGATTATAGAGGCTAAACACTGGAATAGCCGAGTAACTATTGAGAAAGTGAACGCATTAACCACTGTAGTTAAAAATACTGGCGCTGACCGCGGTTTTATCATTTCTAAATCAGGATTCCAAAAAGGAGCTATAAATGCCAGTAAATTCAACAATATAACACTATTAACCTTTGATGAATTAAAGAGTAGTACCGAGCATTTAATTCAATTCGAAACGATTAAAATGCATTTCAATCGCTTAATAATTCTAAGCGCAAGGTACTGGGGACATGCGAAAAGAATTAGGCGAGAGTATAATCTAAGAAGTGATATTGGGGATTCAAAAATATACTTTTCCGGCACTTTGCTCATGAATGCCATGAGTGAAATTTTCAGACAGGACGTAATATCTTACCCTCTTCGCTTTATTCCATTAATGGAAGATAGCGTTGGCGATGAATTTATTAACAACTTTACCGAACTAAATAACTGGCTTCACTTAAATCTTAACCACTTAGATAGAAAAATATTTGAAGCTGAAATGAGCATGATAAAAAATGGAGATTTTCACCCAGACTATAGTTACTTAACCAATGAAACCCTGAGTGTTCTTTCAAGTGAAAGTGGCAGACGGCTCCTTGAAGGCAGTTTTTTACCAAAGGAACTAATAGAACAACTAAAAACCCGCGATACTCTTCTCTCATCTGGTGCTATATCAAGTCTATTCTTCAGCCCTGTAAATGAAATAAACGCTCCTCCTGATGGTAAAGAGATCGGTAATTAACGATGAACCTTGTGCTATATTAGTGGCGGTAGAAATGGCGAATAATGGACAATCACTGGCAAACAATGGCAATCTATGTCAATGATAAATAACGCAAAGCATTGATTTTCGGTTGTTGTGATAGGAACTCCTAATCGCTTGGTCGTTGGTTCAAACCCAACAGGGGGCACCAAATATCAAGGGCTTACGATTACTCGTAAGCCCTTAGTCTTTTCCAGGATACGGCAGGCAAGTGCTGCGGAGTACAAACGCGCCTGTAAAGCTGATGCTCAAATTGAGCAGAACTGCCTATACCAGAGCCCGCAGCTCCTCGCGCATGTATGAAGAAAAGTACTCAGGATTCTTAATAACTATACGCTCGCCGGACTTAATTCGTTCCGCCCATCCCGCTAACGTTTTAGTAAATTCGGGATCCCAGCCCTCTTGAGTGCCCCGGGCATATACATCAGCTGCGCTGGCCGGAGCTCCTAACTCGTTAAGATACTTGAAAATGCCTTTAGCCGTACTTTCATCCATGGTGTGCGGTGCTGAAGATGACGTGTTCATGCCATTAATAAAATCCAGTGCTTTATCAATTACTGCTGACATATTCTTATCCTTAAAATATCCACGTTCGGTACAAGGCTTTAATATGGACTATATTTTGCTTAAGTATCAAAAGGTTTATCCATTTAATTGTTCAAATGTGAGCTATGCACAAATGGCTGATTTTTTATCTGGCAGCCCCTCTTACATGTGCTCACACCCTCCGGCAAAAAAGATCCTTTGATAGTGATAAGTCCAATCCGTCCAAATCTCAAGAATCTGAGTAATGAATCAAAATGTTTGGCTCTACTTTTCGCCTTTTACTATATCCACTATCCAGGCAACCACGTAAGCCAGCGCCAAAAACCCGACAAAACCAGCCATCTTCATGCCCCAGCCTTCAAGCACAAAAAGGCTACCCAGCGCGGCGATAGAACAAAGGCAGGTTGTGATAGCTTCCAGCAGATTCGCGGACTGAATCCCGATGGATTGGCATAGATTAGCAAGAGCAGATTTCATAGAGTAGCATCCTGGCGGCTTCTAATTAAATATCTGACTTATCAATACTCTAATGCATCATCTTTGTAAATTGATGATCTCTTCCAGACCAGCAATGAGCGCGGGAAAATAGCTTTCATCAAGCCCCAAACAATCACTGATCACTACGCTTTCAGCCGGGTTTTCTGGCCTCAACGTTAACGACATAAGTGCTCCATGGCCAAAAGATGATGGTGTAAATACCAGATTTAGCTGATTTTCGGTGCTTTCAAAAATAACATCGGTATGGGCATTTTCATTTATTAAGTGGGTATGTAACGCGATAAGTTTATCTTTCAGTTCGGAAAGTTCACCAACGTTGAAAGAAGCTTGATATTGTACATTCAATTCAGGGAGGTGATATTCGACGTAGGTTTTTATCCAATCATAAGCAGGTGCATTAGGTGTATTTTCTCTTTCAAATGCGGAGATTCTTAATATTTTCTTATCACTTATTATTTCGATCATATTCTCCCCCAATTATTTGTACAAAAAATGAGTTATAGTCCAATCCTGTTCTCTAACGACTATCTCAATAGTATATTTCTTATATAAGAAAGTACCTTTTACAGCTTTATTTTCAACTAATTTATATATCTCTGATTCATATCGATATAGGCCTCTAACATTACGGGGGTCAGGCATCCGTCTACCATAACGAATGACCTTCTCCTGAATTTGTAAAGGCACATAACGGCCCGGATTTAACATATGCCGCGCTGACGTTTCTGTCATCTTTAGAGCGCGCGGAGATAAACCAACTTTCAATCTGCCGCGCAAAAGGCTAACAGTAGCTTCACTCAGCTTGACTCGCACCGCAGTCCTTACACCGCTTTGTAGCAATGACTGACCTGTGCGTAAAAGACGAAAAACACCAAGCCCCAGCAAAATTAGGTCTGTTGGTTCTATTAATGGTTTCTCTAATGGCGCCTCTTCAAGACGAATAAATATACCTTGCGTATCATATATTTGCCATAAACCCGTAGCTTGCATCACGGAATAGCCAATACACATACCAATTTCATCATCGACGATAGGCTTAGAATTTAGCGGTGTATTACGGGGTCGAAACTCGAAATATTCACCCGGCCGTAATTGTGAATGGAAACTGTAATAACGCCCTTGTTCTTTCGTTATAGTATCGATTACCATTACGCTCATTCCTTTTTACCATTTCCCGTCCGGTTCATGATAATAAATTGAGAATGATTTAACTACCAAATATTTTTATATTGACGTTGTTAAAGTTTGATTCACTGTACTAGCAAAATAACCTATGCATTGAAGCATAAACCACTACAAATCCCCCCACACCTCCACCATCACAGCGCTTCCCACATATAAAACCAGTGGGTGGCGTCCCGACAAACGGTGCGGAACATGGCAGCGGAGACCAGCTGATAGCGGCGGTCCTGAGATTTCGCGGGTGTATAAGCGCACACGTAGCGCCCGCTATGGGCGTCGGGCAGCCCCTCTTTAACCGACATCCAGGGGAGAATCAGTTGCTCCGGTGGAACGCCCGCCGAAATGGTATCGATCACTTCATGCGCCAGCGCCCGGGCATCGCGGCTATAGGGGCCAACGGCAACCTGTTCACAATGTCTGAGTAAATGTTCCATTAATTATCGTTTCCTTTTTTGAGTCTCTATTTTCCCTTAATTATTGCAAAGATATCATTGGAAATAACTATTATTTAATAGGATTTAATGGTGTTTATTTACTTAAAAATAAATTTTTAATACGAAACTATAATGACTCGTATTTATATCTCATTGATATAAAAAAGCCATTATCCGCTATCTCCGTATCAACATAACTGGATAATGGCTAATTCAGGCAATAACGCACTATGCGCAATTTGCCGTGAACTCTACCGGCAAGTCGCCATAAAACCAGCCATCGTCCTGTTGGGTGAGATCGACGCGGATGGTCTTCTTCTCGCCAAACAGAAACTGCTTTACCAGTACCTTACGGGTAAAGACGCCGCCGACGTTAATACGCACGCCGTGATGTTCCACCTTCTTAACCCGGATGGTTCTGGTGGAATAATCTATTTGAATATCAACATGTTCTCCGTGACGAGCAATGAAAGCCGCGATCCTGACATGCCCCCCATTTTTGGAGAAAGAGATAAACGGCTGACTCTTTCTACCGCGCCTTCCCTTTTCTATATTAACGAAATTGTTTACGTCAGAGCGCGCTGCACCATTGAACACAAAGAAGCCTCCCTTCTCAGCAAAATCATATCCCTTAAAACGAAAAAACAATGGTTTATTTCACTATCAGGGTGAATTTATGACAGAATAATTAACTGCATTTTAGATATAACCACAAATAAAATCAAACCTACAAACGGTCATTGTAGAGCAACTATCTCCCCATTCTCATCGCGGTAAGAGAAACACGACGGGCTAGATTCCGCACGGCAACTGGCTTCGGCAAACATGATTCGTCGCCCAGCAGGCAAGCGTAATAAAGAGTAAAGTAATCCCAGGATCTGTTAGACGGCCTCTGCGCCACTGAAATGACGTTCGCGCCCAGTCACAGGAGGTTAAAATTTCTCCGGCAGTTCGTGCGCAATATCGATCAGTTCACCGTTCTCCATTTTGATATATCCCCCTTCTTTAAGCTCAGCAAGAATTTTGAAAAGGTAGCTACGCGACATTTTGGTTCTTTTCAGAATAAAGCTAGCCAGGCTTCTATCATGTAATACTCCCGCATCCTGCTGTTTTTTGTAACGGTAAATCATTGATTTAATCGTATCGTAGCGTGAAGGTAAATTCTTTTCGTGATGTGCATCAATAACCAACGATAGCTGAAACGCCATGATTTCCATCAGATAAGCAAACCGATCGCGTTGAATAAAATAGTGTTCAAACGCTTCCTTACCGCAGGTCACTATTTTGACATTTTTCTTTGCCGTATATTTTAGCGATAACGCTGGACCATAGCTTTCAATAATGCCAAAGATCATACCGCGGATCCCTTTACCGATCTGCAGCATGTCCAGCGTTTTACTCCGCGCGCCGCGTTTACTCGCGGAACCAAAGCCCGCGTTGTATTCCACTTCTATCGCAATAATGCCTTCAACAACAATAACCACTTCGCCGGGTTCTATTTTAAACACACCGTTATCTTTGATGATTCGTGGCTGATTTGCCGAGATCAGCGGTTGAATCAACTCAAGATCGCTGGCGACAACATGGTTATATTGATCAATAACATCGGAATAAGTCGTTTTCATGTTGCCTCATTAATACCTATTTATTTAAATATGCATAAAAATAATCTGGCAAAGTTAACCCTGTCAATTAAAGATAGCATTTTTAGTTCATCCTGCCATTTATTTCAGTCCGTTTAGAGACTCCACTCTCGTATCGACCGATACGTCTAAATAAAATGCCAACACCGACGAGAACCGTTTAACGTTTTCTTGCCCACTGAAGCGTCTAATTTATTTTTAATAAAAAACACCCTTGCTAATTTAAAAATAAATTAGACGCTTCGTTAACAACCTATTTTTCCAGATCATTTAAAAACCCGGAAAAATAAAAGGATAGCGAGCTATGTTTAAAAACATTCCCTTTAAGAGAACAATGTTGGCCAGTATGCTGACATTAGCTTCCGGCGCGGTGACCGTTGCTCACGCAGCCGACGCCGCAGCGCCGAAGCAGGATGCTAAAAAGCCTAACATCGTAGTTATCTTTGGCGATGATATCGGCTACCTGAACCTGAGCACCTACAATCAGGGTTTGATGGGCTACCAGACGCCAAACATTGACAGCATCGCCGCGCAGGGCGCGAAGTTTACCTCCTACTACGCCGAGCAGAGCTCCACCGCAGGTCGTTCCGCCTTCATTACCGGCCAGATGCCATTCCGTACCGGGATGAGTAAAGTCGGTATGCCGGGAGCGCCGCAGGGTCTGCAGAAAGAAGATCCGACCATCGCCAACGTCCTCAAGCAGTTGGGTTACGCGACTGGGCAGTTCGGTAAAAACCACCTGGGCGACCGTGATGAATTCCTGCCGACCGCGCACGGTTTCGATGAATTCCTCGGCAACCTCTATCATCTGAATGCCGAAGAAGAGCCGGAAAACCCGGATTACCCGAAAGATCCGAACTTCCGTAAACAGTTTGGCCCGCGCGGCGTGATCAAGAGCACCGCTGACGGCAAGATCGAAGATACCGGTCCGCTGACCGTGAAGCGTATGGGCACCGTAGATGAAGAGACGCTGGCCGCCAACAACGACTTTATGGCGCGTCAGGTGAAAGCCGGTAAACCATTCTTTACCTGGTTCAACACCACCCGTATGCACAACAAAACCCACCTCAAAGACGATAGCGTCGGCGTCACCGGGTTAGGAACCTATGCCGACGGCATGGTTGAGCACGATAAAATCGTCGGCCAGGTGCTGCAGAAAATTAAAGATCTTGGTATCGAAGATAACACCATCGTTATCTACACCACCGACAACGGTCCGATGACCGCCACCTGGCCAGACGCAGGCGAAACCCCGTTCCGCGGGGAGAAAAACACCGGCTGGGAAGGCGGCTTCCGCGTTCCGGCGATGATCAAATGGCCGGGCCACATCAAACCAGGCACCGTGGTGAACGATATGTTCGCCAGTTACGACTGGTTCCCGACGCTGGTTGCCGCTGCCGGCGACAGCAACATTAAACAGGAAATGCTGAAAGGTTATAAAACGCCGTCCATCACCTACAAGGTTCACCTTGATGGCTATAACCAGCTCGACTTCCTGCAGGGCAAAGGGAAAGACCAGCGTAATGAATTCTTCTACTGGAGCGATGACGGCGATCTGCTGGCGATGCGTCAGGGCCGCTGGAAGATCCACTTTATGATCCAGGAGCACACCGGCCTCGATCTGTGGCGCTATCCATTCACCAAACTGCGTACTCCGCTGATCTTCGATCTGAAAGTCGATCCGCTGGAGAAAGGTTCCGACGGCATGGGCTACGACACCTGGTTCTACGATCGTCTGTTCCTGCTGGGCGGCGCGCAGAAGTCGGCAAAAGATATGCTGGCGACGTTTAAAGAATTCCCGCCGCGTCAGAAGCCGGGTTCCTTTACCGTCTCCGATGTCAGCGCAATGCTTGACCAGAGCGCGAAAACCGGAAAGTAA